CGCCGCATATCCATTGTTTCGGATCAGATCCCAAACACGGGCGCCGATCACATCGGCTTCATATTGCATGGCCCGATCTGGGGAGGCTGGCCCGGCCTGCCAGCTTCCCATTTCGGGGCTTGTGCGACTGGCCCCATCATAATAGCTGTCCTGCGAATGCAGCATTGCCTGCATTGTCGCGCGGCTTGCGGCGGTCAGATCCCCGCTTTGATAGCCATAGGCTTTTCGCCGGACGCGCGGCTTGTGCGGAACGGGCGAAAGCATTTCACCTCCGATTTGACCAAATGGGCGATTTCAGGAAATCGACAATTTCAGAAAACAGGCCTGATAGACCGCCGTTGCGGCGAAACACCGACAGCAATTTCCAGCCGCCGCTTTTCCGCCTGGAGCGTGCTAAGGTCCATCTGGCTATAGGTGACTGAATGACCATTGTTTGAGATGCTGACTTCATGCTGCCCGGTCGCAAGGCGATGGATCGCGTCTTTGACTTCTTCCAACCTCTGCGCGTTCGTTGCCATATTCTGGTTCTCCTGTTAGCGGGCCATGCGGCTGACAATGTTGCGCATCCGTTCCCGCCGGGTCAGAGGTGGCGGGGCCATGTCCTTCTGGTCCATGCCACTCTGGTCCGGGGTGGGCTTGCTGTCTGGCAAAGCCGCGTTGTTATCAGGCTTCTTTGCCGACGCAACAGCCTTTGGCGCGGGATTGTGGAGCAAATCCTCCAGATCCAATTGCCGCGCCTGGGGGACCGGAAGGGCCAGGATTTCGGCCTCTCTCTCATCCCATTGCTCTTCGGTTCGGGTCCGCCAGCCCAGGCTGAAAGCCATGGCTTCGGCATACAGCATGGTATCCAGCACTTCATCACGCAGGCCGCTCTTGAGCTCCCAGAAATGCTTGAGAACGCCTTCGCGGGTTTTTTTCGCTTTTCGATGGTGACTGGTCAGTTGCTGGAAATAATCTTCAGGCAGATCCCGGCAGAAATGGCAATAGCCGCGCTGTTCTGGATCTTGCAGCCGCAGCGATCTGTATAGCGGCGACTTCATGCGATTGACACCGACATTAAACCAACGCGCTCGATGCCTTCGCTTTATCTTCCCCGTTTTGTCCTTTTCTTTGACGACAGACAGGACATCCGTATTGTCGCCACTAACCCCTCTGACCATCGCCACTTTACTTGCTGGGCGACTGCGCACCCAATCAAACACATCGTCCGTTGACCAGTTGCCATCAATCGCCAGCTTGTCGATCTCTCGCAGGCGTCCTATTTCATCGGGCCATGTGCGCCCCAGCAGCCTTGTCAAGGCGCGGTGCGCCTCGGCGGACCCGATCTGTTCAAAGATCACGCCATAGTCGATGACAAAGCGATGCAGATCCCGCCCCCAGCCGACAAGATGCCATTCCAGTCGGTCTTCTTGCACATCAACGCCGACGGTCAGCAAAAGCGCCCCTGGCGGGACAATCCCGCGAGCATAGGAGCTGGACATCGCACGCTCATAAAGATCCTTCCAGGGCGGGGAAACCCCCGTCATTTCAAAGGCAAGGCCCAAATCGTCATTATAAAACACTTGCTCGGCCAGGGGATCGCCTTTCGCCGACAGCCAACGCTCTGCAATATCGCCCCAGCTTTCCAGCGGGGAATAAGCCGACCACAGGTAAAACCCAGGGAACAACCCGTTCGGGTTTTGGGCGACCCAGATCCCGGCGGCAAGCATATCCGAGCGATGGATTTGCTCAATAATGCCCCCACAGTCCGGGCAGTTGAAAAAGCTGTTTGCCGGTGCCTCTTCATCAACATGGAAATTTTCCCATTTCAACGCATGGCGATGTCCACAATGGGGACATGGCACCTGATATTCGCGTTGATCCGAGAGTTTGTATTTCGCTGTAATGCGGCAATTGTCGGAAATAAGTGGGGTCGATATCTTGAAGATCTTCCGCTCATCGAAGCTTTTGCTTCTTGTATCCGCCTGTCGCTCCGGATCACCCGCCGCATTGAATTCCCACTTCGCCAAATCGTCTTGGACCTGCTTGCGCGGCGAGATCAAAGAAAGCGAAGATTCCGATGCAGCCCCAGAGATCTGCAGCCAGCCTGCACCATGAGTCGGCTCCTGATAGAAAACGCTGTTCGCATTGTCCCGACTCTTCTGGGACGATCCGAACACACGCCCAAGGGCTTTAGTACCCTTGATCATCGGGCGCCATTTTGTGTTCACCCAGCGCTTGGCGTTGTCTTGCGTGGGGTGTGTGTAAAGGAAGCCGCAAGGATCTTGATCCATCGTCCCGGCCAGAAAGATCTGGGCCAGCACCGTCCCGCCCAACTGCGCGGACTTCTTAAGAACCACCGTGGTTGCAGGGTGGAATGGCGACAGAGCCTCTAGAATCGCTGCAAAATAGGGGAACTTTTCTCGTCGGTAAGGGCCAGGAAAGCTGCTTTCTGCGCCGAAGACCACATTTTCTTCCGCCCAGCGATTCAGATCAAGCTGTGGTGGCGGTTCAAGGGCTTCCGCCCAGATCGACCGGGCTAATTGCTCTGGGTTCCGCGCCCGGATCATGAGTTGCTGTTGTGTCATTTCCGGGTTCCTCTTCCCCAGAAACAGCCAGAGCAACCGGATTTTGCTCGGGCAGGGTTGCAGCGATGTCGGCATGATGCTTTGCCATCATGGTGCGCCAGGCCCTGATCTGGTCCCGAAGCACCGCTCGCATCTCTCTTGGGTCTTTGGGGTGGGCCGCATACAGTTCTTCGGCCATCTCTGGCAGTGCCGCCTCCAGACTGTCGATGATTTCGCCAGATACCTTCCGCCACGCTGCGGCCTGGCTTACAGCGCAGAGGAGCCGCCCCTCTTGCTCCGCTGCTTTGCGAAGCCCGTCACGCGCGGCTTGTTCTGCCTGATCCGCCCGCGCCCGCTGATAGCGTTCAGCATCGCTTTCGGCACGGGTTTGTGAAAATTCAGCATCCAGGCGAGGCAACGATTGGAGCGGAGAGCCCGCAACATCAGGGATCGAAGTGGCGCGATCTGGTGGGAAGTCGGACCGGGCTTTGTTGCCTTCAGCAGTGCCCAGAGACTGGCCAGGGCATCGCATCGCATTGGCGATGGGCAAGGCTTCCGTCGAGATTAATTTCCCGCGACCCCCTTCTTTCTCTCTGACAAACTCGGAGGGAAGCTTATTTCCCTTGATCCATTTATCAACAGCAGGTGGCGAGACCGGATCATCAAGCATCCGCGCGAATTGCGAAACGCCAACCCATTTTTCCCCAGATCCAACCATGTTTTAAACCAAGCCCTCTGGTTTCAAACCTTTTCAAAACCGATAGGAACTACAAAAACCTCGGGCTGCTCAAACCCCGCACATCTTTCATAGCTAGGAAGGACCCATATCGGCAGCCGCCTTGGCCACCGTGCGGACATGAAAAAGGGCCCGATGGGTTTCCCCGTGAGCCCTTTTATTTTATTGTGAAACATTTATACTTTATTGCTGGCAATAAGGTCAAGGGGTAAATTATCTGTGGACCGCAAAAAATCGCTATAGAGCGCGATTCCGCCGATAATCGCTTTTTTGAGGGTCCGATGGTGAACCCCCGTTTGCGTCGAAATAACGGTGATTTGCCCACCTTTCAGCACAGACTCCACCGGAACCAGAGCCATAACGCGAGAAGTCCGACCTTTCGGTGGAGTTCTGTCGCCGCTGTCCCAGCTCTTGCGAACCTCATCACTGGTCAAAGACCAAACAGGCCGAGAAGCCAAAGCTCCGCGCAATGGCTGAACCGCTTCACGCCAGATCTTTGCGTCAAGACCATCCCAGCCCTTCGGCCCCGTCCAGTCGTGCGACCGACCGCCATCGACACGAATCGCCGCATAGTCCAAAGCTGGCGCCGCCTTTGCTCCCGCACCTGCCAGCAGCCGCGCCGCCAGATCATTCCCTAACCGCGCCAGTTCCGTCGAGAGCTCACCGCGCCTGACCATCGCTTCCAGCACATCCAGCCGCGCAACCCGGATCGGCGCCCCAATCGACATCCCGGCCTCCATACGTTCGGCCTCCAACTCTGCCCGCGCCAAGGCAGCAAGCCGCGTGAAGTGATCGACCGTGTTGCGAAGCCCTTCGGCCTCCCGGTCGGTCAGCATCGGGGCCAGCTCCTTGACCCGGTCCTGCAAATCTTGCAGCGCATGGACATCGAGCGGATCTTCCGCCAGACGCGCACAGAGCAGCAAATCCCCCGGAGTTAACACACCTAACCCGCCATCAATAGCGCTAATGCTTTGAAAATGAACCATATTGACCTCTTCTGATTGATAGGCCGCCCAAAAAAGGTAACGTCCTCCGGTCTGCGTTACCTTTCGCGTTACCTTTTAACTTATTGAATCCCTTATCTTATTTTTATAAAGTAACAGAAGTAACAAAAGTAACGGGGGGTAGCCCTATAATGCGCGCGCGCGCATCTAGGGCCTTATAGGGCGTTACCTGCGTTACTTCGTTACTTTTGGCTTTAACTCCTTGTTCTTACTTCTAAAAAAAGGTAACGCAAAAGGTAACACTCCCCGCCTTTGCGTTACCTTTCTGCGTCTTTTAGGAGCAAAATACAATCACACCACATCTTATTGTGTATAGATTTCGCTAAGCCCATCTAAATCAGAGCGATCTTCCGTCGCTTCCATCCTCGGGTGGCTCGACCAGCCAAGCCGGAATTTGCACCCCACGTTGCCGCGCCCCACCAAACGCGACCGTTCCGCGTGTTGGCGCAGCGCCCGGCAAACGTGCAAGCAGCTGCGACCACAGCCCACCCTGCCAGTCGGTTCCCCGGAATATTTCTTCCAGAGATTGATGATTATTGGCGATAATCACCGCTTGCGGGTTGACTAAAATCCGATCAGCCCGCCCTTGACAGAACTCAGGAGGGGGGATGGGGGGAGGGCCAGACCAGTCCCGCAGACTAACCCCACGTCTTCGCATTTCCTGAAGCTGAGGTTTGCGCAGGATGCCATGAATGTTGTCCGACAGCATTTCCCCAACAGACTTGCGATAACGCCCGCCGTGCTCCCCCGGCAAGTCGATAGAGGCGGTCAGCAAGTGATGCCAGCAGCGCCAATGGGCGCGTTCGGGATCAAGCGCCAGATCCGCTTCGCTGCGGCTGAAATAGACGCCCCAGCGGTCCATGGCTTCTTGCAACTCTGTCGGCTTGTCGCTAATCAAGACATCCGCCGCAGCTAACAAAGGCGCGGTCTGGTCCGCAAACCGGGCTTCATTGCCGATTTGCATCAACACCGACCGACAGACCAGCAGATTGCGGCGAAACTGCCCCCATCTTGACAGCATTCGGGCGCGGATGGCCCCGCCCTGCTGTTCCATGGCATCAATTCCGGCCTCGGCGGCAATTGCGGCCTCGGGATCGCGAGTCAGCGGGTCCATATCGAGCCGCGTGATCCGCGACCGATCCTGCGGCGCCATGGCCGGGACCAGGATCGAAGCGAACAGAAAGGCCGACCTGATGGGAAACTGGATCGCCACCCCTTCGGCGGTTCCGCGCGAAATCGGCGCCTGATCATCATCAGAGCCGATCCGCGCCAGCTTGACCATATCCCTGGCCCGGTAGTCTTCCGCCCCGCCTTCGCATTCGTCGATATTGACGGGCCAACAGCCGCCGCGCAGCATTTGCCGCACGCTCGCCTCAGTCGGCGCGGATACCCGCACCGGGTCTGTTAAGCCGCGCACAAGCTTCAACAAACTTGATTTCCCGGTACCTTGATCCCCGGTCAACCAGACATGGGGACGCCAGGACAGCGCTCCGCAGAACGGCGCTATCGCGATCCATCCAGCGAGTAGAGTCGGCGCCGGGGACGCCATAAAGCTCGCTTCGCCCACCGCCCATGGCCGCCATGACCAGCTTTCCAGCAAATCAATCAGATCCTTGCCGACATCCGCCCCGGCGGGCTGCAAAGCCCCGACCGCATCGGTCAGCGGTTCACATCGTCCCGGCCCGGCGGTATAGACATGCTTTCCGATCTGCTGCCCGGCGGGCTGCCAGCCCCTGCCCTCGGTCCAGATCCGCCCGCCTGCATGATAAAGCGGCGCATTGCCCGACTGCGCCCAGGCCCCACCGCCCCGCACCTGCTTTGCCGCATCGAAAAAGCCCGAGGACACAGCGCTGCGGATCAACCATTCCGCTGCTTTGTCAGCATCCCAATCGCCTGTCTGATTGCCACGTGAGAAGACCGGAAAGCGATCAACCAGCCATGCATTTTCACCGTCAAACAAACTCTTGATGCCACGTCGATCAAGACGATGTCCCGCCGCTGACCGCAACTCACCAGACGGCGACAGCAGATAATAAACCCCCTGGACATGCCCCAGAACGATCACCGGACAGATCGGCCCATCTGCCGCGCCCAGATCATCTTCCGGCGGCGGCGGCTCATGCCCGGACGAATAGACATTGCCGACCAGACGCGGATCATCTCCAGAGATCACATGAACAGAATCAGTCATACGCCACCGCCCTTCGGCGCACCGACCACACGCCCGATAATCGCAATCGCTTGATAGACCATCGCGTGATGCCCGGCTGTTTCGATAGATCCAGACAGCATTTCACCGGACCGACCGTTATTGTTCAGATCAAGCGTGTCCCGAACAAGTGTCGTTTCGAACAATTTACCGCGATGCATCGCGATAACACGGTCCCCTTTTTTGAAGCTGCGCGGCTTTAGATCAACCCATTGCCCGGCGGCAAATCCATAGCCCTCGGGACAGGATGGGTGTGGCTTGCGGGCATCGGGCGGCAGCAGGCCGACCCGCTTTTGACGATCAAAGATTTCAAAAAGCTGCTTGCGAATTTCCGGGGATTTCGGCTTGCGGGCCAGCAATGTCACCAGCACTGCTTGGGGAAAGGTCAACCAGATCGCGCCATCCTGTTCGGCGACTTTGCCATAGCTTTCAAGTTCTCCGCGATGCGCCGCGATCATTGCATCGCATTGATGCAGATCTGCGCCCAACGCCGCAAACAGCCGCCGCGCTTTCAGTCTTGGCTGATCAATAATATTGCGAAGATCGTTGATTGAGAGCGGGCCAGCGGACACAGGGTCATAACGCCCCGTCTTGCGGATCGCTGGCAGCACCTCACCCGTGACCCATTTTTTAAACCGCTTCGCCGCCGCCTTGCGGCTGGTCAATACGAGGCTGTAAAGGCCGGACTCGTTGATGATGGTGATATTAGGATTTCCACCGGCAGAGGTAACATCCGGATTACGGATGTTACTCTTTTCGTCCGTATCAAGTCGCGCAGCCGCATTACCGACATTGGTTATTTCCAGTACCCGACACACATCGGAGAGCACAAACCAGACTTCACCCCCGGCCTTTTCAAGGACCCGGACGGAATGCTTTTCAAATTCGAAGGGAAGAATTGCGGGCATAGCTTGCCCGTTGTCGCTTATATTCATAGCGAGGCTCCGATTGTTTGGATGGAGCCTGGCGACCAGGTGCTAAACTGGCGGGCCAGGCGAAACGGATTAGCACTACCGCGCAATCGGTCGCGGCGCACCCGTAGGTGCTCCGTAACG